AAGCCCCGGCTTCGTGCTGTTGCTAGTTCATCCACCAAGACAGAATACATCTGCGGGGCTGGCCCTGAAGGTATATGGGTGGTCTGCCAATTTGGAAATCTGAAGCACCCCCCTAGTAAGGTGAGTAGTGCTTATACAACTACTACCGAAAGGAATACCGATGAGCGACATATTGGAAAAAGCAGAGTTTGCCGAGAGGGTAATCTCTGAACAAATACAAGGGGACTTTAGTCTGAAACGGGCTTTGTTCTTTGCTGTCAATGAAACCGATGAAGGCGTGGCACTTGTCTTGGCAAGCGAACACGGTGACATCTACGAACTCATTGACAACGATGACAGCCGAGCCGTAGCACGGGTAAGCGATTACATCGCGGTTCTTACTTGTGGTTGGGCTTCGCCTATCGCACGAGGCGATGACGATGACGAGCAGGTAGCACCTTCGCAACACCCTGAACGCAGGCGTGTTCGCCTAATGATATTCGCCAACAAAGACGGCTTCGCCAGCGTTATGCGTTTCTCTGATACGCCTGACGAGACGATTACCGATGACGGGCAGGCACGAGGCGCACTCGCTGATGCGATAATGGATTTGTTCTAGGGCTTACCCCTTTCACCCCTACGAACACCCGAAGCCCTGCTCGCCGTAACTGGTGGGCAGGGCTTCCTTTATGCCCGCGAATAGCCCCGCGGTACACCGCGACAATCAGCGATGCGGGGCTCTCACCATTTTTGGAATTCTGAAGCACCTAACCTGTATAGTTTCTGTAACTACTACGAAAGGAATTACCTTGTACCTACTAACCGACAACTCAACGGACTTGACATTCGCTGAACTCACTCTTGGCGAAGTAATCGCTACCGACATAACCGTCTTGGCATTGACCAAGAAAAATGACCGAGTAATAGACGATTCGTTTGCATCGTGGATTACTGTCTGCTACAACCCCAACAACGCCTTACACAAGTTCGCTGTATGGACTGTCGTTGCTCGCCCAACTGGTTGGGAGCGTTACAGCGGTGACTACTGCGCCACGCTAACGGAAGCCGTTACACGCTATTCAGGTAGGGGGGGCAAGTAATGAATACTGCAATAATGACTCACAAACTCTCTGTAGTCGGCGAGCAAAATAATCCGTTCGGCGGCATTGACGCTACCTATCAACTGGATGTTTGGGAAGATGGTACTGGCAAACTATTGGTTCGTCTCGCAAAAAACGATGGTGAGTTTGAGACTTACGCTAACGAGACATTCCGTGACTGCGAAACCCAGCACCACGATAGCGAGCGTTGGCTCAACGACAAGATTGGATACCCAAACCCATTCGCAGGCGTACTGCTTCATAGAGCGTGGGAGTGACCTGTCATGCCTAATAACAGTTACGGATTCAGTCTTACCGTCTCAACTACGGTCACGGTGGATGTCGACGCAGACTGGATGGAGCAAGCAACCGACCTCATAACACATGAGATGGTGGCACAAGCTTTAGCCGAGCAAGTGAAGAGCGGTGACGCTTGGCTTGAGTGGACAGTTGACGATGCGGAAGTTACTCCTCATACGAAAGAGTGGAAGTAACCGACATGGGAAAACGTGTTACGGCAAAAATTGAGTTTTCATTTGACGAGGATGCAATATATGAAGGCATGGAAGATACCGCACCAATGACCGACGATGAACTCCACGCATACGTATTGGATTCTTTTGTTGAGGATATTCATAACTTTGTGAAGTTCAACGAGGTTGCTTCTGCGGTTCAAGTAAAAATAACTCAGGTGGAGTGAGCTATTTTCGTCCATAAGCCCCGGCGTGCACGCGGGTCTGCGGGGCTCGATGCTGGTAGTAATAAAATCGCAAATAATCGCAAATAATCGCGCGCTCTATTCGCCAGCCGAGAGGGACATCCGTACGGCCGTATTATCTTGACGGTGGCGGAAAGCAGAGTGGAAATCTGAAGCACCAACCCTGTACCATTACACCACCTACTACAAATGGAGAAAGTCATGGGCTTAGACCAATACCTATACGCAAAGAAATACACATCCGACAGCACCTACTTTAATACGGCGGGTGTTTTCACCATGCTGAAAGAGACACTTGGCGATGATGCCAAACATCTAGTCAAGGACAATCCAAGCATCTCGATTGAGATGAAGGTGGGTCAATGGCGCAAGTCAAATCAAATCCACCAATACTTCGTGGACAACTGTCAAGGTGGCGAGGATGACTGCCGTGAGAGTTATGTGGACAGAGAGAAAGTCGTGGAACTTCTTAGCCTGTGTAAGCAGGTTCTTGCCGACCACTCAAAGGCAGATGAGTTGCTACCTAGTCAGGAAGGTTTTTTCTTTGGCTCAACCGAATACGGCGAGTGGTACTTCCAAGACCTAGAGGACACCGTAAGCATCTTGGAAAACTGTCTCACAATGAGTGATGACTGGTCGTTCTACTATCAGTCAAGTTGGTGAACGCCGTGCTGACAGCAAAACAAACGAAAATACTCGCCGAGAAACAATACCAAACACTTCAGGACATACGCCTATGGGCATATCGCGGCAAGCAGGCAGACGCAGGAGCCGACGAACGCAGGAAAATTTTACGCCACATAGAAAAGTTGGCTAAAAGTGTCTTGGAAAATTACCGACCGTAAACAGATAGCGAGCGAGGGGGTAATACCCCAAGCTTGTTACATAGCCCCGCCCTAGAATTGGAAATCTGAAGCACCCTGTCGCTAGAGTGGTACTTATGGAAACAGACAAAATGACAGTGCAAGAGTGGCAAGACAGGTACATGCAACCGTTCTACAATCTCGCCAACAACCCGACCGCAGTTCCTACATCCGAAATGGAAGACGGATACGCAGGTTTTGTGCTTGACGGTATTCTCGCCGTGAAAGACATTGACGGGCAAGAGGCAAACGATTGGGAGTGCGTAGAATTGGTTGAGGAACTAATCCGTTACGCAATTATTATGCAGGGGAGAGTGGACTGATGAGTAGCAAAACTTTTGAGGAATTCATAGGTGGAACTACGGATTGGTTTGAGTGTCTATGTGGCAACCAACCAAACTATGACGGCTTCTACTCTTGTCTAAGAACTGGAGAGATTGTCTCACCAACTATCTATGGAGATTGGGAAGGTGATGTTTATCTCTGTGAGCGTTGCAGTCGCATTATTGACGGCGAAACGCTAAAGGTTGTCGGAGTTTGCTCCGAAGAAATCGCATACAAAAACAACAACTACGACTGGAGTACCTACTAATGAACTTGATGAACACCTACCGAGTAACAGTAATGGTCACGCTTGATGTAAAAGGCGTTGATGATGGAGCGGCAGCGGGGCTTGCGATAACGCAAGTGCAAGATGCAATCGGTGACAGCGGTCAGCATGGTCGAAAAATGTGGGTTACGGGTATTGGTCGTCACTCAAATCCAATCTCCGATGAAGAGGAACTGATGATTTACGAGCAATCGGAAATCTGATGCACCCATCCTGTAAGTTCTTATCAACTACCAACGAAAGGCAATAACTATGGGTTACACGCATTACACATACCGACCAGTCAAGAACGCAGGCTCTGCCTACTTCTTTGGCAAATTAGCGCTAGACGCTAAGAAACTGTGCGACTACGCCAATGCCAATGGTATTCGTATTCGTAACGGTCTAGGCGAAGGCGAACCTGAGTTCACTGAGTTCAGTTTCTCCATAAACGGCGATGCTTCTCACTATGTTGAGGGCAGAGACCTTGCGCATGAAACCTTTTACTGGGCAGGTATTCCGACACATCCCAAACACCGTGAAGGTGAAAGTCATTACTTCAACTTTTGCAAGACGGCTATGAAGCCTTATGACGCTGTAGTGACGGCGATACTCATTCGGGCTAAATCTATCTATGGCTCGTGTGTCTCTATCTCGTCTGACGGCGACTGGCAAGAATGGCAGGCAGGGCGTGAAATGTACGAAACCGTATTCGGCGAAGTAGCAGAATGTCCATTTGAGGGGGCGAGCGTATGAACCACGAAAACTACACAGACAAGCCTTTGACATATGACGAACTGGCGATGATGATTGGTTACAGAATGATGACTGTTATTGCCCTTATGAGAAATCTCGGACTTACAACTCTCCCTCATTTTGTGAAGTCCTACTTTGACCCAAGCCAAACAGATGACCATGTACTGCGTGATTTTGAGCGCTGGATGAAATGGTCCATAGCGCCAAAAAATGCCGAGGAACGAGAACACCTATACCCGACTGATTTTGTAGAGATATGTCAGAAAGTTCTGAAAGAGTAACCCCGGGGCTCAAGGATAAATTGGAAATTTGAAGCACCAGCGTTGTATAGTTCTACCACCTACTACTAAGGAGAAATGAAATGGGAATGGATGTAATCGGAGTAAATCCGCAAAACGACAGAGGAAGTTACTTCCGCAACAATGTATGGTGGTGGCGACCACTCGCAGACTTCATCTGCAACAACTATGGAGAAATTGCTAGCGGTTGCGAAGACTGGCATTCAAACAGCGGTGATGGTCTTGACGCTAAATCGTCTAAGTCCTTAGCGCTTTCGCTCAAGGCAGACATTGCCAATGGCACGGTTGAAAAGTACTCAAAGACTTACAACGAATGGCTCTCTTCCATCCCCCGTGAGGCTTGCAATCACTGCGAATGCACTGGTATCCGCAATGACAAGGTCGGAGAAGAGATGGGCATGCCGACTAGAGAACTAAAACCCGAGGTGCAGATTCTCACAGGGCGTACACACGGCTGGTGCAATGGCTGTGATGGCGTGGGCACTAAAGAGTCGTGGCTGTCCGTTTATCCATTTGATGTTGACAATGTCAAAGAGTTCGCAGACTTCCTAGAGAACTGCGGTGGATTCCAAATCTGCTGATAGATATAATCACAGCACCTACTACAAAGGAGAAATATGCTTTATTCAACACTTCCACCCACACTCAAATTATTCGCAACAGAGCCTGCGGTTGATGACATTGCGAATCATTACGACTTCAAGCTTATTAGCGAGATGGAGACATCGAGAGGCGTCACATGGATAGCGCAAATTTTAAGAAAAGGAGTTATCGTATGCCGAGTTGAAAACCACGGAAATGGTGGAGCGAACCACTACTTCAGAGGTGATGACTTAGGTGTTTATCAACTATTCCTAGATGATGCTACGAGGGCGTATCCTGATGCGAGCGAACCGCTTGACTCATTCGTTCAACTCATAGATATAGTGAGTACACGATGATAAACAAAATCAGAATCACATCCAAATTGCTAAAGGATTACCTTGTTGATGTAGTCATCGGAGACAAAATCCTGGTCGGTTTGGATGCACGGGTTCAGTGGCATGCTGATGATTACAAAGAATTGAATCACTACTATCTATCGTTTAGCAAAGACCCTGTTGACATGCAATGGGATGACTTCGGCGCGCTAGATGATGATGTCTTCTACTATCTTGAAGGCCTAAAAGAAGCTATCTCTTTCACATGGAAAGAACACTGCGACGGTTGGCAGATTGTTGCTGCGGATTTGGTTACCAGCGATATTGCCGAGTAATCAAACCTAGAGCCCCGGCGGCTCGACGGCCCACAGGTGCACCGGGGCTACACGAACAGGTGTTCGCTTTTAGTGGCTCAAAACCATCTGACCTGCGCATCAAAAAACCGTAGGTCAAGTATCGAACTTTCTTACATGACGGTGGTGGATGAGTTGAAATCTGAAGCACCTAGTCGCTATAGTGGTATCACCTACTACTAACAAGGGAGAAAGAAATGCCTAACTGGTGCCAGCAATACGGAGAAGTCCGTGGAAGCAACAAGGAACTAAAGCGCTTCATTGAGGCGATTCGCGTTGAGCAAACCGAAGAATGGAAAGCACTTCCTGAATGGAACAGAAACAACTGGGATATGAATCAACTCTTCCCTATCCCAACAGAACTTCACGAAACAGTGGCTGGATTCTTGGGTAAGGATGAGGACGGAAATCCCAAGCCCGAACAGATTGCCCTAGAGGAACAGCAAAAGCGAAACATCGACAAGTACGGTCACAAAGACTGGTACGACTGGGCGAACGAAAACTGGGACACCAAGTGGGGTGCGTGCAATGTTGATTTCGATGAAAACAGATTTGAGGAAAAAAGCACTTCCATAGACATTCATTGGGAAAGCGCGTGGAGCCCTGCTGTCGGTCTTATCAGGAACATATCTGCAAAGTTCCCTGAACTCGTATTCGGAATGCACTTCACAGAGGAAGCCAACTTCTTTGCAGGGTACATGGTCTTCCATAACGGCGAGATGGTTGCTGAAGGTGACCATGACATGGAGGGACAGCCTGAATGCGAAGACAACGGCAACGACGAGCAATATGAGAAATACGAAAAGGAAATGAGCGACTGGCAAGACAAACTCATATTTGAGATTGCAGAGGGCATGATGACAGCCATGACGGCACAACAGATTTTCAGTGCAAACTGAAATAAATAAACCAAACAACAACAAGGAGAAAACATGAATACCGAAAAGAAAGAAGCACGCGTGAGCGCGCGACTTCGGAAACTCCGTATTGAGCGAGAAATGTCGCAAGATACGCTGGCACTGAAGGCGGGGCTCGAGCGCAAGACCATTAACCGGATTGAGAACGGGCATTATTCACCAAGCCTTCAATCACTAATCCTGCTTTGCAGTGCCCTGAAGGTTAAGCCATCAGAAGTATTGGAAGGTATCTAATGACCACCTCACTACAACTTGAAATGGCAAAAAACTTCATAAACGAACTCAAGGAAAACTACGGTGACTTTGAGGAACTTGACGCAATGGCTATTCTTGACACTCTTGGAGTGTGCGGTCTATCCTTTGCTATCAGCGAAGACGCTTCACATGCCTTCTTGGCTGAACTTGGGGCAACTCCCTATTCACTTTCAGAACTAACCGAACTTGGAGTAACCCTTACTCCGATAAATTCGGAAATCTGAAGCACCCATCCACTATCATTGTCCTCACCTACTACTAAGGAGAAAATCATGAACAAAACACTTGTCGGAGAACGAATCAAACTGGTTCAAACCAGCGACCCGTATACACGGGTTCGCAAGGGGGACCTAGGCACAATCACCCGTGACCCATATGAAAATGGTGGCGTCACATGTATTGGTGTTGATTGGGATAACGGCAGTTCAATCTCCCTCGTGGAAGGTGAGGACTCATGGAAGACCGTCGGAGTGGCGGAGGAGTACATTACGGCGTTTGAGGAATACTTGAGTGCTGGGTACAAACTGCTCGGAATTTGGCAGAAACTTGACAACAAGAACATCCTGTTCTCAAACATCGTCAACAGCAAGGAATTCCCATTTGCAATGTCGTTTGATGAGTACTTGGCTGAAATGGTAAACATCAAGTTCGCCCTAGATGAGTGTGGAGACAAATGATAGAGAAGCGAACAGATGGTGTTGAGAGCATGTCCTACGATGCGAATATAGATGGCTTAAAAGAAGTCATCATATTCACAAGCAAGTACGATGACACGAGCCCGAGAATCATCCGCATTGCCTTAACTGGACAGGGAATGGTTATGTACTTCTTCACGAATGCAGAACTGGAATCGTCTACTACACTCACTTACGACGAGTGGTTTGAATTCTCACAAAGGAACCTTTAAATGGCTAAGAAAAAGAAAATCACAGGACAAATTGCTAAGCGATTCACCCTTGAAGAGATTGAGATGATTGTTGAGGCGCTCTGCTTGTACAGGGATGCGAATCATAGGGTTGTCTGCGGGTTGTTTGACAAGAACGGACGAATGTATTCAGAGGCTCGCCGAGAGTCCATGGAGTCTCATGACTTTATGGAACTTTTGGGTAGCGGAGAAGCAACGCTCCGTCATGTCCCCAAGGGACCTAGATTCACCAGCGAAGAAGAAGACACGATTGAAGAATTGTGGGATGTCTTCGTCACTGGCATTGGCAAGATTGAAGAAAAAATCGAAGAAGAAATAACCGAAACGGTTGAGGAAAATATTGGCGGTGTTATAGATGGTCTCTATAACATGTTGAAGGGCGAAGCAAAATGATTGACATGGATGTGCTTGCGCAGATAGCGGAGATTCTTGAGGAAAACTACTACACCCTGCTGTCCACTGGAGACGAAGTCATAGAGACCGCCAAGAGCGACCTAGAGAGTGGCTATTGGAACAATGACCCGGACAACACCTACACCGATGACGAAATCTCTGCGGCAATCGAGTACTTAAGAATTAAGTTTCATATCGAAGGCAAGTTGAAAACCTCTGCCCGGCATTACTACACCCACGCTTGGGAAAAATCTTTCGAAAAAACAAAAGGGTAAGACCGGGGCTCGGGCCGGATAGTGGGTAGTAGCACTGTTCGGCCGAAGGGCCAGCTCACCCGGTTGCGTTTTTTTAAAAAAATCAAAAAAATTGAATAGTCAGTGACTACGTATCACGACGGTGGTGGAAGAGTATTGTTTTAGAAATCTGAAGCACCCACCCTGTAGTGTGGTACATGAAAGGAAGGTACACCCGTGCTAAAGAAGTCAATAACAGAAACTACTATCAAGGACATTCACCGCAAGATGTGGGACAAGGCTATTGAGGAGCATGGAGACAAGTTCTCCGTGCCTAGTCAGGTCTCGCAAAACATTAGTGACCACATGAGGGCTCTATGGGTTCTTGGGGTTTGGAATCGTGATGGCGCGAAAGGCAGTCCAGTTCGCACGATGCTCTCCTACTCTCTCCCTGAATCAGTTATCGCAGATGTATCAAGCGAATACTGCGGTATAGATGTTGATGAGGAGTCTGTGGCAGGCGAAGTCAAGACCGAGAAGCGTGCCGACAAGTGGGACGCCTTCCTGAAGTGGGCTAACCAGCATCACTTTGAGCAGTACACCACAGAACAACTCGTGGAGCAGTGTGGCTTCTCCTATCCGACCACTCTGAAATATATTCAGGAGTCCCCGACCTTCAGAAAGATTAAGAAGGGTCTATGGGAAGTCCGAGATGCGAAGTCTGATAGGCAGTCAGGTATCTAGTGGGTCTCCTAGGTGGTTACATTGTCTACAAGGTAGGCAAGAACCGTGGAGAAAAGAAAGAGGCGCGTCGTTCTGCCAAAGCCGACAGTGCAAATAACTGCATAATTTGTGAGTCGCGCCGCGCTGACTGCGGCGAACACGGCGAAGTCGTATTCTGCTCTGTCTGTTGCGGTTGCAACTAGCCCGGTCAACTTGCCGGCCTCTCAACCCTGAAGCCCCGGCCCTAGATGTTAGGCCTACCTAACAATCCAAAGTGATAGCCCCGGGGAAACTCTGTTACACCCCTGCAAAAAAATCAAAAAATTGCTCTCTATGTGTATTGCTGTGTCAAGGGATTTTGGAAATCTGATGCACCCATGATGTAGAGTCAGTAGTGCCGTAGGGCGTCAAGTGTTTTTGGAAATCTGAAGCACCTATGCCCTATGGTTACACCAACAACTAAACACCCTTAAGGAGGGAAAAGAAATGGCTACTACTACACAAACGAAATTGCCACAATGCTGGCAAGATTTAGAGGACGCACTCAACAATGGTGTTGACCGTGTGATTCTTTTTGGACCTTCGGGTATCGGAAAGACTTACGCTGGTATGACCATTGGTGATGTTGAAGCAGGTGCATTCCGTTTGGTCTGCACAGAGGACATGACCAATATGGATGTCACAGGAACATTCCTTCCTGATGGCAAGGGTGGCACTAAGTGGCTTGACGGCTCGGCTCTAAAGGCTTGGGAAGGCAACGGCATTAAAGGTGGGCGTCTCATCGTGGATGAAATCGACAAGGCTTCGGGCGATGTTTATGCAACGCTCTTGGCGATGTTGGACTCACCTGAATCGGCTTCCTTTGAACACCCTGACACGGCTCGTGTCCACCGTCCAAAAGCAGGCTTCTCTGCAATTATGACCACCAATGTTGAGAATATGGGCGAGTTGCCAACGGCTCTCACTGACCGATTCCCAATCAAGATTCGTATCAACCAACCTCACCCTGACGCTCTCTTGCGCTTGTCACCTGAATTGCGCCAGTTCGCAGTTCGTATGGCTGACGCTGGCGAACGCCGTATCTCACTGCGAGCATTCATCGCCTACGACCAACTCCGCAAGGGTCTTGGTGACGAGCGAGCAAGCCAGTTGACATTCGGTGACAGGGCGCAGTCAATCCTTGACGCCATCGCAATTGAAAAGTTGGCGTAATGAAAACTTTAAAAAAGCGTATCTCTGCTGAACCCGAGTTCCTTTCACGGAAAGATGTGGAAGGGGGCGTATGGAAGGTAGACGAGGTTCGTGCAATTCGTGGCGAACCTTGCACCAACATTGTCACAAGGGAAATGAAAGTTCCGACTGACGATGACCCACTGGCTCGTGCAATTCGTGCGCACGAAATGGTTCACGCAAAAGTATCGCCTGCCAACGATTGGGCGAAATGGGTTGACCGAAAAATTGCAACTCACCAGTCAATGATTGTTGTTGAGGAATTGCGTGTTAATTATCTCTGTCAAAAGTCGGGCTTTGATGTAAAGAGCGACCTTGCCGATGGTGGAGAAATGGCTGACGGAGAACGACTTGGAGCGACAGAGGATTGGGCTGGCGCAGTGCAGATGGCTGTTGCCACTGCTGGCACTGCTTCTAGCAAGTTGTTCCTGAACGGAATTCGCAGACACAAACGAGATTGGGGTCCGATACTTCTCGATATCTCTAAGCGAGCAGTAAAGGAAATGAAAAAATCTGACAAGTACGGCAACCTTGCCTCAACTGCGATTGACGAGCGTAGCGGTCTATTCCCGATTGGATTTATTCACACGGAGAGACTGGCTGAATGGATTGACCGTCTTTGCGACAAGTCACCCGAGCAAATAGCAGAGGAGAAAGAAAAGGCTCGCAGAGAGCGTGAGGAAGCAAAACTCCGCAAGGCTCTTGACAAGGGAGAAGGTGAATCCAGTGAAGGTAATGGAGTGCATTCCAATAAAGGAATCAAGCCAACCGACACAGGCAAAGATGACGGCAACCCATACAAGGGCATTACGACATCCACTGCGACACACCGAGTTGCAAACTGGCAAAAACTGAACATTGAGTTTATGCCAATGCCAGTATTGTCAAAAGGCAACTTAGGCAAAAGGCGTGTTGCTTCCAATATGGGAATGCGTCCACGCAGAATGCACCGAATGATTACTGACCCACAGATGAGAATCTTTGACAAGGTCATTCGTGGTACTGGTGGAGTTGTAATAATTGACGGAAGTGGTTCAATGTCTTTCAGCAGAGAACAACTTACAAAAATTATCGAGAATGCTCCAGGTGCAACTGTTGCCGTGTACTCCGACAAGGGTGACCCAAGTATGACGAACCTTTGGGTAGTTTCTCACAAGGGCAAAATGGTCAATGAGTTACCAAGTGTTGGAATGGGCAACGGAGTTGACTTCCCTGCGATTGAGTGGGGAGTGAAGCAAAAGCAAACTTCACGCTCGCCAATTATTTGGGTAACTGACGGTGGAGTGTGCGGTGCTAATGGTACTTATGAATCAGTACTTGCTATGCAGTGCATTAACTTCTGCAAGAAAAACAACATTGTCGTTGTTCCTTATGTTGACGAAGCAGTTGACCAACTGAAAAAGTTGAAAAGCGGTGACAAGGCAGTGAGTATTTATCCTGAAATGTTTAAAAAGACATACAGGGAATTAAACGGAACTGAACTAATCTAACGAGTGTGTCGTGGGGCAGGTGTCGGCTTGCCTCACGACATGCGCTTTAAACAGCGCAGGTGCAATCCCCTCAGCGTCCTTACCCTCCTTTCAACGCTGGGGGGATTCACTAAATTGCAGATAGATTTATTTACAACTACTAACGAGGAGCAGTCATGGAACAAGAAGTCAAATTAGAACCAGTGACGAGAGAAAACTTTGAACATTGGATTGAAGGTCCGCTTACCGACGAAGAATGGAAGAATGTCGCAAGCGAGGTTGAGGGAAGAGTAGAGAATTATCTCGATGGTCTACTGGCAGAACTTGTGCAGGACTACAACGATGGAGTATTTAGCGAGGATGCGTCATGAATAAATTTACGCTTATTGAAAACAAAGCGATAGACAAGCCAGTTGAATATGTAATTCTGAACATCACCGAGCAGTCAGACGATACCGGGGACCAGTACTTCAGTAGGGATACTGGAGCGTGGAACCAACTAGGACTTGCTACACGCTTCACAGAGGAGGAGAGGATTAAGTTCTCCCTGCCTGCTGGGGGCATCTGGGTGAACATGACCGAGATGATGCATGCTATGGAGATGTCTAAAGCAAATCACCCGACCACTGGGTTCAGACAGCCTCGTTTAACTATCGTTGACGAGAGCGAATAGCCCTGTCCCAAATTCGCAACGACTGCACGAGGAATACCGCAGCCAATAAATTGCGAAAAGAAATTTGCCAGTCGAAAGCCCGGGACTCTCTAGCTATAACAAGTAGGCCGTTAATGATTACCGAATACACAACGATGGTTGCTGCGTGCCCAATCAAACCAACCATCAGCGCTGCAATCAGGTTGGGTTTCAGTTCGTCATCTTCGCCCGTCACTTCGTCGTACAGGTCGTACCCACGGCGTTCTTTATACGACGGTGGTGGAAAGGAATGTTTTTTCATGATTATTCATCCTACCCAGAAGACCTCAGCACGTTCTGATTTAATTCAAATTATTGACTTTTTTGCAACATCCCGTCGCAGCTCAAGTGCATGTGAGGGTGCACCAAATTTCACGTTTTTTTGCGCGAAGACCCGGCCGCTGCCAGGTAGAAAAAAAGATAAAATTTTAACGTTTTCAGCTTCCCGCGCCGGCCCCCAGAGTTCGCCAAAAAAATCGTTTTTTTTAAACTATTTCCCTCGACCCGGTTCTGAGTTAAATCGAAATATTTTTAACAATCTGATGAACCCGCTGCCGGCTCAAATCAAATTTATCTGCAATTTGGCGGAGCGAAGAACCCGCGGCGCGCATCTCCAAAATTTGAGAATTTCTGCCTTTATCTGTCGCCGGACCAGGCTTCAGTGGACCCCATTGCCAGCCGGCAACAGCCTGGATAGCCGCTGCGCGCTCTTCAGAAAGTTGATTTTTTCTGCGTCTCTGGCGCACGTACCCAACCCAAGCTCCCAGTGTGACATCAGAATTGTCAACAATTTCAGTATGAATTGCCGGCACATCACAATGTTCCTCGCGTTGCGCAAACTGAGAAAGAGCTTTAATATAGGTATTGAATCTTGTTGTGTTGTCCATGCGCGCAAGATTAGTACGACATTTACTTCCTCATGGAAACAGTTGACAAATCTTTATTTATTACAACAAGTGTTGACATTCTGGATGTCGACGGCTAGTCTTACCCCAGCCCACAGGAGGCACGCATGAACCCATTTGACGACTTTGAAAAGTCTGTTCCTTTTGATAGAAAGCACGAGTTGATTGCAGCGCTTCAGCAATCCGGCATAGACGACTCAGTATCTGCAGCAATGTTGGATGGTCTTGAAGAGACGGATGAGTCAGTGCACAACGTTATGTTCATCTCAACAGATGGTCATTATGCGATTAAAGCCATTCACGTGCCGGCGTCAGCACTCGATGGAGAAGACGGACCTGTGCTCTTCCCTACTGCTAACTCCAAAACAATAATCGCAGCTTTCTCCAAGGAGCACATACAGAACAAAATGCGATTAATCGAAGAACTGGACCCGGGGCTCCGCGAAGATGCCTGGGTGGAGTTCCTGGAGTTGCTAACCGAAAAAGTTACGCTAGAATGCGAGTCAAACCCACCCCTATGGAAGGACCTATAATGCAGCAAACAAAGTTCGATGTCCCAATTAATTCGACGGTGGTGGAAACGATGACAGATGGTCAGCTAGACCTGGTAAAAATGACCGACTGGGTATACGGCAAGAAGCCTCCCACTACCTGGGACGACGCAGCACGCCGCGCAGTTTTTCAAATTTTTAATCATTCTTTCAGCACGTGGGACCGACTGTCCGACGTCAGGGAATACCTTGATTACCTGATTGAGGAGATTGGTCCTGAATCAAAAAAGGAAATTTCTGGAGCTGTGGCAGCGGAGTACTGGGCAATCCTTGGGCGGACGGCCGCCGTTGTTGCTGAAAAAAAGGAAATTTTTAAAGAAATTGATGAAGAGCTCGCCGGCCACGTAGACCGAATTGCTGAAATTTTAGTTAGAAAGCAGCGCGACTACGGGCACCATAACATTGCGCGCTTTGGCAGGGCTGGGTTATTGGTCAGGATGCATGACAAAGTCGCACGTCTTGAGAACCTCCTTGAATTCCTGAAGTCACCCGAGAACGAATCGGTGGTGGATAACTTCATCGATGTGATTGGTTACGCGTCAATTGGCATCATGTGGGAAAGAAACTGGTTTTTACTTCCCCTGGCGACGGCCGCTGAGTAATCAAAAAAATCAAAAAATTAACATATTTCCCTCGAGACCAGATTCAGTGAACCCTCTGGCCTCGAGGGGGAATTACTAAAAAAAGGAAAAATTTACTATGGCATCCCATTTCGAGTCTTCTGAGCTCCAGCTCACCCCACAAACAACTCCGCTTTTTGCGTACATGTTGTACATCCGCTTCACTTACACGAAGAAGTTCAAGCTGAAGACCGCGTTTATTAAACAAAATTTTAGAATTATTGGATGGGGTGTAACCGGCGCGCATGAAGAGTATCCCAAATCCGTGCGGCCATATGTACTATTCGAAACCATGAATGGTGCTGCAGTTATTCCGCTAGACATTCTGCAGGTGCTGAACTTCGGCCAGAGCCCACCGGAATGGGACCTCGGACGGTTCGACACACAGATGGTCGAAGACTCCGCCGGCAGCTACGCGCTTGTTCAGATATCTGACAGGAAGCCATCGAGAAAACGCTGGAAACAAATGGCAGCCATCCAACGCCTGGTCGGAGAGATGATGCAAGAATCGGCCGATTCATATGAACCAGAAGAAGAGCCAGAAGTTCAGAGCTCTAAGAAAAAAAAGAAGAAAAAATAACTTCTTTTACATGACGGTGGTGTAAAGGGTGACCCCGGAGGAGACCAAGCGCGCCACCTACTAACCCGCCTTATCTCAACCCCGGGGTCGAGTGACACCGAAAGGAGAAAGGGGGACCTTTCGGTATCGAAGGTAGAATATATCACAAGATTGAGCCCCGCTGCGCTACCGCGTCCAGGTCACGTTGCAGTTCTGGATAAATCAAACCAGACAGCCGAAAAAAAATCCAAAATTTCTTGCCTCTGTGGTTGACGGTGGTGGAAGACTCTGCTAACTTTAACCCGCTGGGTAGCTCCCAGTGAAATACGTAGGCCCTACAACTCAAACACCTAGATTAACTTTCTGAATATTTCAGAGGGCTTACATGGTGGCGTACTCGATAGGACCTGCGGAAATAAAAGGTTTCCCCAGACCCCTTCCAAAGTGGGTCACTGAGTCTTTCTGTATCTATCTAGTTTGTTTCTTGGAATTAGTTGTGAACTCATATGGACTATGAGTCGCAGAATTCTTCCAAGAGAAAACGAATTAGTTATTAGAAAGTTATAGATTCACCTACGAATCTTATAAACTCAACTTTAAAGGGGAGAACTATGTCTTCAGATATATCGGTGGTGGAAAGGCTTTTTGAAATGACCGAATCAGCTAGTAAGAGGGGACCACAGAAACGCCCCCGTGCCGCAACAGTGAGTAAGAACAAGAAGTCCTTACTTGTAGACCAGAACCAGATTAAAGAAGTATTCGACTTCTGGGTCCTGACATTCAGTAAGAAGCGCGTAGCACTAGACGAGAAGCGCAGACAAGCCATAGGAGCCGCAATACACGACTATGGACTAGAAGCCTGCAAGGACGCAATCACCGGCTGTTCCCTATCAGACTTCCACATGGGGCGTAACAAGAACAACCGTGTGTATAACGAGATAGAACTCATCTTGCGCGACTCAGAACACATCGAGCGCTTTCTTGCCCTAGTATCTGATGACACCACCTCACAGGGAGAACCATTCTGATATCCAAAGACCAGACGGTAGAGATAGTCAAGCAAGCGTATGCCACCTACAACCAGCAGTTGCTGAAGGTAGATGAGAAGGCAACCTTTAACGCCTGGTACGAGTTACTGTCGGACCTAGAGTACGACGAAGTGAAGTCGGCCTTCCTCCAGCTAGCGACACACGCTAAGTTCATGCCCAGACCTGGGGACGTACGACGTACCGCAATAGATGCCCGTATAAAAATACCCCCATTTTTAGATGCATATTCTGCTTGGGGTATTATCCAACAGGTAATAAGAGAGGTACATTCTGGTGCCCAAACAGAAAGACCCCCTTTCGATGAGGCGTTAAAAAATACGCTCATTAAATTAGGGGAAGTCGTATACGACATGCACACCAATGGCGATAGAGAAGTATTCGTACGCACCTATGAGCAGGTAGTCCAGAAGTTAGAGCAAGACAAGTACGCAATACACAAGGAGGGTTTGTAATGACACGAACCGGAGACGACGTAAAACATGAGAGGCTAGCGCTGTGCGCGTTTAGACTGCCACAACAAGAGCTTCAGCAGCTAGTACAACTAGCGGAAGCAAAAGGAATCAATAGGAGCATGGCAATACGAGAAGCACTGCGCTTATACGCAGACTTCAACAGCCAACACATACGGGAGGATTTGTAGTTGAGCACCGACAAAAAAAATTTTGAAACGAAAAAACCGCACGCGCGCAAGCTTTTTCCCCTTTTTTTCACCTTATTTGCTGTGCCTGCCATCATCATTGGTGGCGCAACCCTCTATCTCTGGCTATGCTGGTGGCTAGTTGGCCTCCTAGTATCCCTATCTTCCTGAAAGGTCCCTCATGCCAGTCATCGATTATGCTCTATTCCTTACAGGCCTAGCAGCCATTGTTTTCATCTCCTACTCTAAAGCCTCATTTATGGTCAGACTTCTTTCCATATCTCTCATAGTCCTGTTCGTTAACAGGGTTGTGTTCGGCTAACATCTGGCTATGAAACGGAATCAGGGTCGTCCAGTGGTCCACCCAGTAAAAGAGAGTACGACAGTTACTCTTAAAGTCTCTAGAGAGTTTAAAGAGCGCCTTATCAATCAGGCCGAAGCTGTTGACCTAACACTTACCGACTATATAAAGGCTTTGGTTCTTCGGGATGGCTCATAAGCGTAAGCTCGCCAACTTCCCTAATCGTAAGTACGGCTTATCCATATCCGTTACTGGTGCTCAAAAGAATGAGATAGTCCGCTACGCCGAAGAGATAGGCGTCTCCGTCAATCAGCTAATGACCTATGCGACCCTTATGTTTATCCGGAACGAAAAGGGTATTCCAGAGCCTGGTCCTTCCCAGTACTCACGAATCACTGCTGATGATGTCATCCGTTCCTATATCACTGGAGAGAGACTCCTCCAGCCATGCGGTCAGAGGGAATGCGTTCAGGAGATTACTGAAATATCAGGTATGGAGTTCTGTAAGACTTGCAACATTCGTGTTGGTTAAGCGTTAGCGATTAACTAATCTTCGAAGTTGTCTAGTGTCCCCACATCTGGGCGAGCGTTGGTCTTGTAGGTCTTGCGCCTCTTCGTCTTTGCTCTGCTGCTAGTTGTCTTGAGGTCAATCCCGCCCATACTCCGTGCATGTCTGCAGGTGGAAACTCTAGTGCATACTCTAGACACTGATTCTTGACTGGACAGCCCTTACAGATAGCCCTAGCCTGGGCAATATAAGTAATATCCTTATGTTCTTTGGGAAACATAAGTGCGGTCTTTTTCTTACATGCAGCTAGTTCAAACCAATCGAATCTTTCGATATACGATAAATTCTCTGGTTGGGTAGTTTTATTTACCTTTTTTTGTTTGGGCATTATAATTTGGAAATCTTCCTTCAGAACCATCTAATGCGTTCTATATAATTACGTCCCCCTATATAAGCACATGTGTTATTCCCCTCTAGGTATAGTGGACTACTTTGCTTTTGCTAACCCCGTGGCAGCAAATTAAGCGGCGTTTGTTTCCCTCAACTATTGCTTCGTACCTCTCATTTGTGTAGTCTTTCCATACCCACAAGGAAAGGGATTCTATGTCGAAACAGGGAATTAAAAAAGAAGAGCGGACTCACTGTAGGAGCGGTCATGAGTTGTCCGAAGAAAACGTACAGTTAATGAATAAGGGCGGCGGTCGTATTTACAAGAAGTGTTTAACCTGCAACACCGGGAAAACAAAGCCGGCGGCAACCCCAAGTAAGTCTGTGCACAAAGCACCAACTGGAAGCCAAATAGAATTAGCTTTGAGTAGGGGTGTATTCGGAGAAGCCATGACACGGGCAGACATTATGAGGAGCAGGCGTTAATCAGTGGAAGGTCTGGATAAATCTATCTAGACACTGTTTAAAAAGAGAATAAAAACAACTTACTCTTACTAGTACGTAAGTTAAGGTTTTGGCTTCTTCTCGGAACCTGTAGAGAATGAGTGATACGGCGCGCCCGTGTACGGGTCGTATCTAGCGGCCGTCGATATGGCCTTAATGCCTATCCTTTTGGCAAGGGTTATTGTCATCTTTGTCTTTGGCATCAATACATGCAGGGCTCCCAGGGCATATTGCGCGCCGGTACCTATTGCATATACGCCATTCATGTCAGATATCCATGAGTAGTCACCGTCGATTATGTATATCGTCCCATTGACTGCCATAAAAATAACGGAACCGTGTTCTGCGACGTGCTCTGAGTTCTCGTTCTGTGGAGAGTTGTAGCCGTGTGTTTCGAAGCATTCCCTTAACGACGGGATAAATTTAACTGTAACGAAGTGGTCAAGCTTCTTTCCCCTTAAAGTCGGTGGACAGACTGGAGGGTTAAAAGCGTGATGCAGGATGTTTATTGCCCTTACATCTCCGGCTGCCCCAAGAAGGTATCTACCGTTGTAGCTAAGTTTTGACGATGACTCGCGGAGAGTTGCTATCTGGGTTGCGTATCCATTGTTGTCAACATCGGAAACCTGGGAATCAACACACGCAAACGCGAATCCATCCCCCTGTATTCCAATGATTGTTGTCATGGCACTTATTCCTCGTCTTCGTTATCTTCTCTCGTTGCAAGAATGGCTTCATATACAGCCTTGTAGCCTTGAGCAGAGTTTAGAACCTTGATGCCCTTTTCCGTTGCACCATACAACCATTCCCCGGCTTCGTTAATCCCGACAACCTCGATTAATCCAAGCTTTATGCACTCGTCAAGGGTTTCGGTGATTACTTTGCGCTCCAAATCCTCTCCATCCATTACGCAACGTATTCCTGACCTCTGAAGATACCTCTGCCTTTAAAAATCCACATTGGCTCGTAGTTGAAGTATTCTCCACCAACTCCCTTTGGCTGGTACTGGACAACCCCAAGACCTTGTTGCCAGTTCTCTGCTCCTTGCAATACAGGAACACCAAACTCGTCAAGTCCTGATTTGACCGAAGGAACTGCGCCATCTATGCGGCACAGACATCCAGGGCTTGCAGCCATGATTGTTCGTGGTCCTTGGTCGGTTTCTCTCGTTTGATAAGCAAGCTCATTTCTATGGATGTGCCCATAAATAACTGAAACGGAGTTTGTATTCAGGTATTTGTTTGTCGTGCTGCCGTTCGAAACAACCTTGTCGCCGTGGACAATGCGTAGATTTGAGTTGATGTAGTAAGCGGCTTCTGGATATCCTGACAAATAGTTGATTTCCAGGTCATCCATCCACAGCAACACAGGGAGTGATAGCACCGGCCAGTTGTCCCTAAGCGAAGTTTGCTTGGTCTTCCCTCTTGTGATTCCGAAGGCTGCCTCGGCGTTGCTTTGTATATACATCGGAAGTCGCTTCTCGTGGTTGCCCTGAATCCAAGTGATTCTGGCATTTGGTGCAGCGATTCTGAGGTCCTCAAGGAACTGAGCAGCCCTATCGATTGCTGGCTGAATCATCTGTTTAAAGGTTGGTGCAGTTAGGTATTTGCCAAACTCTGCAAAATCTAGGTTATCCCCAACCATTACTACTTGGTCTGGGTTTACATCCTTCACTACCTGCAATGCAACCGAGATGGCTTCATCGTCATGAATTGCGGCTATTGGAGCGTCGTGAGCGACTCCAGTTTTATAGAAACCGAACTGTATATCAGGTATGATTACAGCAGTCTCCCACCCCTTCATGGACTTCGGTTTTGTATTTGCCTTTTGTTGTTGCTTTGCAGGCCTTGGAGCAGGCGTAATTAAAGGCCATTCCGGACCAGTATCCCACTTCGGAGATAGCTGAATGCTTGTTGTGGTCTTCCCTTGTGGGACGCCATTCTTGTCAGGCCCTATGTTGTGCTTAATTGAAACCTTTTGGATATTGCCGATTTCATCCAGGTCAATATTGTTCTTCATTATCAAATCAGCCAGCTGGGCAGCAAGTGCTGAATTTGAGTCATTTTTGCGCTGTGAATCAGCCAACTTGGCGATGCTTGATTTTGGTTTTTGTGTTGTCACTTTTTTTCTCCATTGTTGTTCTGGTTTAAACAGCATGCTGCTGACTGGGATGTAAAGCACTTTCTTTTTTCCCCGATGAACTCTCGACGCACCTTTATTCCATCGTCGTTCAGTGCCCGACAAATATCCATAGTTGATGCGCTACTAGCCATCGCGCTACGCATTGCTTCTTTGGTGTCATCATCCATTCCATGGTAGATTTTTCCAAACTTACAAAATGAGCCGGCCAGTGAGCCGTCTGCAATTGATTTGAGTGTGTCTTTGAGTGACATATTTACCTGCTAATCTCCTAATTGTAGGTCTTATGAGTTAGTTCTATACTCGCTCACCAAGGCCGCAAGTGCGGTATCAGTGGCCACACAGAGATACTACACCATTGTGATTTTAGTGTAGACACACTTAGGTAGATTTTATGAAAAATGACAACCGGGCAGAGGAGGTCAAAAAGGCCATTCATGACGCCCTGGGTAGTGGTAACAAGAATGAAACACTTGAGGCTGTGCTGCAGGCCCTGGATAAACAAAAAGTATTTAGATACCACAACGACGATGTGATTAGTCTCCTGTCGACTGCAGGGAGAGTGTTGGTGGTTCTTGTTGACGACCCGAATCTAACCCAACGAGCAATTTCGGTTTACCTAAACCTAAGCGAAACGATGATTGACAAAACAGTTAAAACCCTTATTGCATCAGGGTTTATTACAAAGACAAAAGTCAACCGACAAAATGTCTACAAAGTCAACCAAGAAGAGGTCCTAAAACACCCTGATATACGCAAGTTTTACGATGCCATATCAGCGATTAACAGGCCGAAGAAAAAGGAAACCACCACACCGCAGCAAAAGGAAGACGAACCGTTCTAAGGTTTTTTTGTTGCAATCAACCAAGCAGAGAATAATTCGTCTGTTTTTGGCATAAACCACACCTGTGCCAGGTCAAGGTTTTTGGGGTCTCCAAGCATCGTCCAGCATATTTGTATGCGTTCGGCGGCAGGACATACCCCAGCATTGCACTCCATGCCAAAGCGTTGAATGTAATACTCAACAACACAGTCATGCTCATCGGATAGGCATTTTCTATCTGGGTCCTCTGGACATGAGATACTCAATACTTCGAGTTCTGACTTGTTTATGCGCAGCGTTATTGAGTGACCATCATCATGCCAGAGCATGTCGGAGTTGTCGTTTTTTGCCATTTAGATAAATCTGAAAAAACTCGCCCATCCCAAACGCAGGTGTGTATATAAAGAAATTACCATTATTTTGTGCCTAGTAGTGGATGCTTTAAAAGTGGGTATTTTCCAGAGTCCATCTCATCTGGTATGCTCTGCGTCTAGCGTTCGCCTCAAGCCTTCTGGAGCGTTCTGGCTCGGGGAGCTTCATATATGCCTCGACGCGCTTGCGGTTCTTACGCTCGCGCTCGTAAGCCTTACGCGCAGGGCCATACCTTTTGCGGCTTTGTTCTCTCCTGTATTCCCTAGCTCGTTCTGGGTCCTTGAAAGGCATGCCTGAACTTTATCGCTAAAAGCTACTCTTCGCTATCTGGTATCCCATTGCCGTTTTTGTCTTCGGCGTTTCTGCCTGTTGAAATCATCAAACCAGCAAGGGTTCCAGTGATGAATGTCGCTACCGATGATAGGACACCAAAGAACATTTTGTCATTTTCTGCCTGCGCCCCAATTGGCTGGGTCACAAATACGAGTGCCCAGAGAACGCCAATGGTGGTAATCATCAACACAAAACCAAGCATGCATCCAATAACAAACTTCAATCGGGCATCCAGCTCTGCTGGTGTCAAGCGCTTTTTCATGGGGCGACCAACTCTCCTGTCGTGGTTTCTGTTACTTCGTTCGGGTCCCACCCAAGAAGCGTCTCTGTGCACGCGCCATCTACCTTGCATGCTGGCGGCTCACATTCTGTCTTGCCCCAATTTGCAGGGTCTTGACACGCATAGCGATACTTTCCGTCATAACCACAAGAAGCAAGAGCAAGTATGGAAATGATGACAAGGCTAAACCGCTTCATTCTGCTTCGCTTTGGCTGGAGCTTTTTTGTCAACTTTATTAAAAACATCGTTGATTTCCGAACTTGAAAGTTTTCCGTCTTCCAAAAATGCCCTAGACAAACCTTCTATGACTATTGCAACCCCTGCAATTCCAGCCATGAAGACAGCCTTGAGTACTGGAACCCCAGCGATAGTTCCTGCACCGATAACACCAAGACCAGATGCGGCGAAAGTAGCAAGAATTCTAAGTAAGACATTTACGAATAAATCCTTTTTCATTATTGAACATCTTCGCTGCGCTTGAGGGAGACAACACACCCAACACCACAATAAAGTACTGATTTGTACTCACGGACCATTCCTTTTCCACGTGAGCCACCGCACGAAGGGCACGTATGTTTTACGCCCTTGTAGCCTATGTACATCACGTTGATACCAGTGTCAACTTTAGGTATTGGCGCGACGGAGTTGGAGATGTTTCGCTTTGCTGGTTTGTTTGCCATTACATGTCTCCCTTTGCGTGGTCATTGATATGACGGTCCAGTTTTCCTTCAACCCTGTCTAGGGAAGCATTGTTTCTGTCGATTGATTTGCCAAGGCCTTTGCTCATTTGGTTAATCATGTTGACTACCGTCGCATGGTCTGCTTTATTCTGTGCCCATTCAGCCTTGGCTTCTTCGCCGCGCCTTTTTCCAGCCTTATAAACAAACTGGAGATATGCAACAGCAATAAGACTGCTTGCCGTAATTACCGAAACAATAATGTTTTGCCAGTCGGTCATGTCTATCGCTGGGGTTATGAGTGTTTCGGCGCCGAACATCAGCCGAGTCCGAGAATTTGTTTAACTTTTGGACCCACAACAGAATCTGCAGGAAGCTTGTTGGCAACCTTGAATGCTTTTATCGCAGCATCGGTTGCGGCGTCCTTCTGACCGTTGATTTCACCCTTGTAGAAACCCTTTGCCTTCAGGGCTCCCTGTAGGGCTTTGTGGTCGTTGATGGGTGGGGCTGTGTTCAGATTGACCACTGGGGCAGCGCCACCAGTAAACGCGACTACGGCCGGTGTTGGCTTGTCACCAGTTACGAGGCGTATATGCCATGGCTCACTTGGAACAACTTCCCAACTGAAGCCAAAATCTTTGACATTTGCAACAAGCCAATTCAGTCGCTTTGGCTCTGATGCGCTAGCAATATCAATGGCCAAACCGAGATTATGATTCGACTTACCCGGTGTCGCCAGCATGGCCATACCCTTTTTTAGATACCAGGTTTTTCCTTCGAACGTTTTAGTGCTTGTTCCTGCAACTGGTTCCAGAACGTAGCGCTGCTTGAAGCCCGCCAGTTGGCTCTCGTATGTGCGATATAAATCGCCGGAACTCGTGGGTTTAAGCTCGACTCCGTCTGCTTTGGCTTTCGCAACCATTGCGTTCCACGCGTCTGCGGCTCGGTGATGGAGTTTTCCCCCAGATGAGATTGCTCTGAGCAATGATTCGGGCAGTTTTCCAGGTTCAACCCCTTTCAAGTCGGCAGGCATAGCCATTGGAACGATGTAGTCCCATGCAAGTTTGTTCATGTTGAGAAATCTCCACAGTTAGTGGCGCATTCTTTCAGCGCTCATTTATTTTACAACATGAATACGCTAATTATTATCTACTAACTACTCTGAGTCTGGTTCTTTCATGTGGAGGTACATGGAACCAGTGAATGCAAGGATTGTTCCCCAAAGGGCAATTTGCTGCGTCAGACCAGAAAGGGTGAAGTACATGACTGTTGCGCCAGCAAGGGTGAACCCTGATGCCAAAATTCCATAAACAAACTTTCTTGTAAAGTTCTTCCAGTCCATAACTCTCACTCCATCCTCGTATTTGTAAATAGATATCCGCTTAATCCAATCTGGGCCTTCGCCTTCGATTGCTCCGCCTTCCTCTTGCTCCTCTTCCTTTCGGACCGCAACATCTTGTCTTGGCGCAGATGGACTGGAACCTGGGGTTGGTATTGCACCAGCAGCAGCCGCTAGAGCCACAGTGCTAGTCACCAAGTTTACCGCAATAACGCTTCGTCTTTGCCCAACATTGATAGTTGAACCTAATGGCTCGTAAGTATCGAACACTCCAGCGAACACATTTATCTCTTCTTCAAAGGATTCTTTGACTTCGGTTGGCGCCTCGACAAGAGCTTCCGCAATAGCTGCACCTGATTCTGCTGAAACTTCAGATACCACAATTGCGGCAAACACTGCCAATGCTTGTTCTCCGTCAATGCTTTCCAGAACCTTTGCACTCGTTGCAAGTTCTGTTGCTTGGCCTGATTCAATTCCGCCTTCTTGTTCAATTACTAACGTGACTACTTGTCCAACCTGCTCGCTCGTAATTGTGTCCGATTCCAACACATCCACGATTACTCCGATTGATTCGGCGTTTAGTTCACCATCCAAAACAGCGGTGAATGTTTCAATTAAAACCTCGGTGCTTACTTCTTCGTCAAAGACTGCACCAAGAACAGAGCCTAATAACTCTGCAGTTAGACCGTCTTCCAATACATCAACGATGAGGTCAATGGTTTCTGAATCCGAGAGGTCACTGTCAAACACATTGTCAAAGACTGCTTCTGCTTCCGACGCGCTCAAGTTTGTTTCAAGCAAGTCGCTAAGTACTGTCATGGTGTCTGCGGCTGAAATGTCCTCGTCAAACACTGCACCCATTACTTTGGATATATCCTCACCACTTGCCGGACCATCAAAGATTGAACTGAGTGCAGAAACCATCGCTTCTGGGGATGTTGTTTCCGAGAATGCGGCATCAAGAACTTTGTCAAACTCCTTATCGCTAAGGTCGGCATCAATCATTGTTGTTAGTGCTTCAGTGAAAACTTCATCAGAGACATCTTCGGAGAACACGGCATCAAGAACCTTTGTGAACTCCTTATCGGTCAAGTCTGCTTCCAGGAACGAATCAACAACGGCACCAACGTCTGCATCCGGTTCTTCAAGCGAACCAAGAGTGGCGTCCACAACTGCGTCAAACTGCTTGCCTGTCAACTTGGCATCAAGAAGCCCATCAAGAACCGCGGTTATTTCTTCTGTAGATGCGTCTGGAGTGAATATAGTGTCCAGAATATCCTCAAGGTCCCCTGTCGCTATTGGCTCACCGACCTCCGGAAGTTCTGGAATATCGATTGGTTCATCTACTGGGACGGTAGACTCAGGTGATGGGCTTGGGATTGTTACTATCACTTCTGGTGGAATTGTGGTACTTATTACAATTGGCTCTAATATTTCTGGCAGCAGCGTCTCTAGAATGGTTGTTGTTGGTATTTCTGGTAACACTATCTCCGTTGGTACTCCTGGAACTAGGGGAACATCGGGGACGCTGGAAGTCGTAGTTGCAGAAGCGCCGACCTGCATTGAGACAGTGTTGGAGTTAGCAGAATACTTTGAGAAAGTATCGTTATCTGAACGAATATGGAACGGGAATGTTTCTCCTGCTACACCAAACGAATAAATCGTTGCGTAAGAAATAAGAATTGAAGTATCCAGGGCCGTTGCACCACCAACATTTCCTGTTGCTATCCCACCGCCGCCAAGACTTCCAGACCAAGTGATTGCATATCTTTCGGGCGAGTAACCGCCAGATGCAGGTGCATCCCAATCAAGAAGTATGCCCGAGCCAGTGTCCGTTGCAGTCAGATTGGACGGTGCGCCAATCGTGTCTGGGAAAGTGTTTGTGCTTTGCGCGAATGCTGTTCCCGTCGTATATGGACGCGCTGTGAACTGAGCATTGGTGGTTCCATCCCACTGGTAGTAACGAACCCAGACACCCGAAGCATCCCAAGTGTTCCCAGTTACGGTTGACCAACCTTGATTCTTTCGAGCATTGTTCCACGTATCGTCAAGATAAATCGCCACACCATTTGAGTTGAATGTGTTCCCAGTGATTAAGCGGTTGTTTGTTCCATAGTTGTTTCCAACCGTCATCCAGGAGTTGTGGTAAATACCAATACCGTTAGAAGTGAACGTAGAGTTCAGCACCTGTGAACGGTTCAAACCAGTTATGCTCGCACCGTAACTATTCGTTGCAAATTGCGAGTTGACCACCTTGGTGAAGCGGTAGTTTTTGATTCCGTAGGTGTTGTTTGTGAATATGCAGTTGTCAACATAGGTTTTATTGTTGAATAAATAATCATGCGTATCTGCCCAATTTGCTGCATCGCTTGGAAGTTGTGGGGTGTCGCCGTAGTCACCAGCAATACCAGTGTTAAGGTAGTCAAACGTGCAGTTTGTGTACGTTGCGGTTGACCAACTATTGTTATTGAATACAGCAGAACCACCAGTCATCGCCGTAAAGCGGATGTTCGTGGCAACTACAGTTCCTGAGCCGTTGTATATAAGACCACCGTTGGTTGCCTGACCTTGTTTGAGTGTCATGTTTGAAACAGTTAAAGACTTACCGGACGCCACATTGAAGGGACGGTAAAGATTCTGTCCGTCAATAACCGTCTGTGTTCTGCCGTTACCAGTGACCGTAAGGTTCTGTGTTATTTGAGGAAGAGCAGAACCAAGAGAGATTGTTCCGTCAACGCCAAATGTGATTGCATCGTAAATCCCGCCAGTAGTAGCATTCGCTTGGGTGATTGCCCAGCGGAGAGTTCCACTCGAGGTGTTGTCATCAAGACTCGTAACAACCAGTGATGTTGGTGCGACTAGGTCGGCATTAACAAAAGAAATAGTTGAGCCGTAAGCAGAACCAGAAGCATTGGTTACTTTGAGTCGGAAATAGTAAGTCGTTGTTAGGTTGAGGCTTGATACAACAGTCGACACTGTTGAAGGCGATGTCCCAGTGAAATCTCCAGATACCGGAATATCAACAACGGTTCCAGAGAAGTCTGGTGTAGTGCTGTATTGGAATGTTGCGGTAGCCGCAAACCCATTTGGGTTGAGTGTTCCACTTAGTGTTACCGGGCCATCATTAATGGCAATAGTTGGGTCTTCTGATGTAACCGTAGGCGCAGAAGCAGCGAGTGTTGTTATTTGAAATACAGAAGATTCAGTGGTGCCTTTTTCGTTCGTTGCAACAACCTTTGCGTAGTAGGTAGTGCTTGGTGTTATGTCTGGCATATCCACATCAAATGTGAGTTCATCAGAACCAGTAAATGTTCCGATGGATACTGTTGTTGGGTTAGAAAAAGTTGAACTAGTTGAGTAAACAAGGTTTGCGGTAGTTGAGAAACCCTTTGGGTTTATGGTTGAAGAAACATGAGCGGTGGTTTGGCTAATACCGCTCGCGATTGGGGCACCAAGAACTGGAGCCTTATTACCTTCCGATGAAAGAACGTAACTAACACGGAACGATGTTGTCGCACCAGCACCAAGGGTTGGAACACTAAGCGCGACATAAAGACCTGCATCGGCAGAGAACTCACCAATGTCACCTCTGTAGGTTCCAGTTGTTGCCGAAGTATCTCCAGCAGTCCAAATCTCCGATGGGTCAGGAGAAGAGAATCCACCAGTCTGTCGAGCAACACGGGCGCGAGCATCAAAGGACTGGAGTGCAATAAAGGCACCGTTACCCCAACGCGCTGTTGCTTGGGCTTCTGTTCCCTGACCCGTTACGGCATTGCATGACTGAAACATATTTGTATCTTCTGCAACACCATTGCATAAAGGAACTGTTCCTGTTCCGGTGTAGTCGTCTGGGTCAAACCCACGACCAAAGTAGATGTTGTCAATAGCAGCACCGCTTGTATTGCTAATAGTCACGTCGGTATGCAGTGCCTGTCCATCCGTTGGGACGCAATACCTTTGACTTATAGAAACGCCGTTGTATGCAGTAGCGCTATTCCAAGACACACATTGTGAGGAGCCAGAAGTTTGAAGGTTGGACACGGCACCAGAAATGCCAGTCGTACCATTATCGTTCTTTGCAAGATTTGAGCCAACCTTCATTTGCCAGCCCTCAAACGGAGAGCCAGGACAGAAGAAGTCGCCATCGTCTGTAGTCGCTGGGTTGTCCCAACCATCAAAAGCGCGGTCTACGCGGAAGCCAAGACAGGTTCCAGAGTTCTGGTGAAATCCAGAAGGAACGCTTGTTGAGCCAAAGGCACCGTTTGGTCTTACGCCAACCTCGGCAAACTGGCCTTGGAGAAAGGCTTGAGAGTCACTTATTTGGCTAAGTGTGGAGAAAGTGGCTTGGACAGGGGATGAAAAGCCAAAAATTGATACCAGCAAAAGGAACACTGAAGGGACAGCCATGATGGCCGCAGGTTTATTGATGCGACGGCGCCGTACGAACATGAGGCCTCCTTAAAAAAGACCTCTAATTCTACCACCCAAAAATTACCTGACCATCGAATTTTCCAATGACCGATAATCGTCTAAAAGAAATTTAAATATCCCTATCTGCTATTTTTCTTTTTTCTACTGGCTCAAGTCTTCCGTGATGCTTTGCTTCTCCATCTTTCCTTACCCATGTCATACCGTAAGTGGAATCAAGATTCTCAGTCCCCTCTCTACGGAGAAGCCTTTCGGCCATTGACTGGAATGTTGGGTCGTCGCTTAGGTTTAGGTATGCGTTGTGAGACCAAGGGAGGTCATAGAAGGCAGGTGCATTAACCAGAAGTGCTCCCGCAGTGGTCCAGTGTTCTTCTATCCTTGGATTTTCATTGACAATTGGGCCAGATAGACAATATGCGGGCACATCCATCCCAACTAGGGGTCTGTTCACTTCAAGCATTTTTTCAATAGCGATAGAGTCGAGAGACATATCTGAGTCTATGTATAGGACTGCTGAGTAATTCGCGACTCCATAGTTCAATTCTGTGCAATCTTCACCCCAGTGATGACCGCTGGTTATTCTGTTTCTTTGAGCAAATTCTCTAATTAGGTTTCTTCCAGTTTCTATTCGAATCCATCTATTTCCGGATTCAACCTTCTTCTGCATATCGTTTATCGAATAAGTCCAGTAGTCTCCATTCACCTCCTTAAGCGCTGCTATCACTTCAGAGAATGGTTCTATTCCTCTATTATCAAGCTCGAATGAGGCAAACCATTTAACGTTTGGAAACTTTCTGCAAATTTCGGCCTTATCGGCAAGCCAGTTCATGTGTTCTTTGGCGTCACACTTCCAGGCAACTAGTGGAGTTCCTATGACGAAATGCTTATCATAATCAATTGGTTTTAGTACGGGTGATTCGGATAGTTTGTATTTGGGTTTGTTTAACTCTGCAACAAAATCCGAACAAACACCTGAGTACTGAATCTTCCAATCATGGTCCATCTCCCACCAGGATAATTCTGGAAGCACCTTGATGCACTTCTCCGAACTCCTCTTCTTTCCAGGAAATGCCCAGATGTAACCCCTACTGGTAATCGTGTAGTCGTCCGTATTGTGGAAAAAACAATGCAAATTATGCCTCATGGCAAAAGCTAATGATTCTGAATTTTTACAATGAATCCATATTTGGTCAGTTCTATCAATTAGCCATTCATGAGGAACTAGATATTGTGGACCGTCATGACCTAGAAAGGCACCTGATTCATTAACCCACAAATCAACCTCAACATCAAATCCGCGCGCAATTGCTTCCTCTATATATGTTGGGTGATTTTCGAGTTCCGGCTTTGGACCGTTTAGATTTCCCCTGTGGGATATGTAAATCATTTTTGCACCTGAACCCATATCCAGTTTTTGTGATTATCACCAGGGCCGGTATCGCAAATATCTGACCGATAGTTTGTAAATCCTATTTTATCCACAAGGTCTCCCTTTAGGTCTTGCTCATCAGTAATGCTCACGTCCGAGTGACCATTTGTACTTCCAGCATCATAGTTGTTGTCGTAGTACCCAGCAGTTGGGATTTCGCCTTTGCCACCGTATCCCATCTGAAAACACAACTTGCCGCCTGGCTTTAGGACCCTATAGATATCGGTCAAGATATCGAATCTAATTTTATGCACACAAATATGCTGAAAGCAGATTACGGCGAAAACAACATCATAAACATCATCCTCAATAGCGGATAGGTTGTCACCACTGGTCACATACAGGTTTGGTTCGGCAATGTTGTTTGCCTTAACATTTATGCATGCTTTTTCAATATTCACATGAGAAATATCTATCCCATCAACCCGAGCAAATCTATCTGCAAACTTGACCAAGTTTCTTCCAGGTCCGCATCCATATTCAAGTGCTACAAGACCATTTGTATTAAAGTCCTTGAATAAAAAATTGTCATAGTCTGACCAGTTGTTGTGTGCGTCGTACGAGCCGACAACTGGGTCCCTAAAATCAAGCGACCATTTTGATGCATATTCGTCATAATACGAATTCTGCATTCCTAGGTAATCGTCTTTTTCCTTGCTCATTTGTTGTTCTCCATGTTGTAAATAACTGCCGTCATTGATAGTGGCGCATCTCGGCTGCCTCGATGGAAGACCTCAACAACATCAGCATTTTTTTGAATATATTCTGCTTCATCAGGTAGTGAATATTTTGAAGCCCATCCATTTTTGTCTATATTTTCCAACAGATTTACAGTTGCTTCCTCGTCTTGGTTTTTGTAACCAAGCCACCACGCATGAAGGTCTTCTATTATGTAAATCTTTGAATACTTGAATAAAAAAGAAAAAGACGTTTCTATCAATTCGGGAGTATGTCCACCGTCGTCGACTATCACATCATATATTTGCCCATTTATTGCGGATTCAATTTGTTCCCTATTGCCTTGGTCAACTTTTAGTACTAAGCATCCTTCTATTTGAGGTATTTCGTCTATGTCCCACCCGTGGACCGATGAATCTTCTGGAAGCCATTCCCTCCAAGCCCTAAGAGAATAACCCCCTTGCACTCCAATCTCGAGCAGATGTTTAACAGATTCTCTTTTGATATGTCGTTCATAGACGTCCATGTATAAGTGTTGTGATTTGTCTGTCCCATGCTTCAGCCCCAAACTATGCAACAACCCCTCGCTCATTTGTTGTTCTCCAGGTAGTAGTTCAGGTCTTCCGGCGTTCCAATTCCCCACATTTTAGGGACTTCTTTAATTCGAATCTTTTTTCCATCCCCAATAGCTTCATTGAATACTGGACAAACATAAAACTCGTTGTTGGTTCGGATGTCTTTTTGAATCATTTGATTCGCATATTTAACATAATCAGAGCCATGCTTCCAGTAATAAATTCCGACAGTTGCATTATCTGAAATTGGGTTCTTTTCTGCAACCTCATCCACAAGGCCATCGTCACCAAGTTTTGCGTAAGACCACTTTGGGTGAGTTGCCTTAAATGTAAGTATTCCACCGTCGATACCCTCAGCCCCAAATGCGTAAAGACACTCGTTGCTATTCCAATCGACTATCTGGTCAGAGTTGGCCATTAGTAATGGTTCTTCGTTGTCTATCAATCCAGATGCTAATAATGTCGTGCAAGCAGCGCCATCCGTCATCCCATCAACCAGGACAATGTCGCACCCTGGTTTGATGAGTCCTAAAACCTGTTTTAAGTTGTATTTTTCGTAGTGCTCTTTTTGTACAAGGAAAATAAAGTGCGCATCTATGTTTAGGTTCTCGACAACTACCTGAATCATTGGTTTCCCATTAACTTCAATTAGAGGTTTTGGAAACGTATATCCAGCTTGCGCGAAGCGTGAGCCGGCTCCCGCCATCGGTATCAAGACATTCATTTTTTCATTCCTCCACGCAACAGGCTTTTTGCCCCTATTTTCTATTTCCTCAACAAAACGGATTAAACGTTCCTTGTTAAGGTCGGCAGCATTCTTTATTGCATGAAGGTTTGCGCCAGAGCTAAGCGCACCCTCCCTGCCAATATGGGAATCCTCAATAATTATAGTATTAGCAGGACCTGCATCAAGGGAGACCATACATTGCCAGTACATCTCTGGGTGTGGTTTGTGGTTTCTTACGTCCTCGTTGCTCATTATGTAGCTGACGTATTTGAGGACACCAATTGCATCTAGCGCGGTTATGACCGTATCTCGTATGGCGTTCGAGGCAACAGCAATGCGCCAGCCCTTTTCCTTGAGGGTCTGCATTATGTCAATTGCTACGTAATTCTTGGGGAAATCTGAGAGTATTTTTAGAGTTGCTTTTTGCTTGTCTTCCCAGATTTGCTGATGCTTCGATTCTGGAAGACCTTTTTCTTCAGTCAACATCTTCAACTTTGTTGTTGTCCCAAGACCGTCATATTTTGATAGGTGTTCCTCTTGCGAAATTACGTATTTAACATCAACCCTACTTAAGGCAATATTCAGTGAATCGTAATGAACGTCGCGTGATTCAATCAAAACACCGTCAAGGTCAAAGATGACGAGAAAGTTATTTTTCATTTGGATTTGGTCCTGCATGCCTATGCCACTTATTGTGACGAACAACGCTTTTTCCGTTGCATTTCATTACGTACTTACTGCGAACACGCATGGACCATTCGACGTCTTCTGCCTCATTCCATCCACGTGATTCGTCAAGCGGTTCTTCAAGCATCACATGCTTTTTAACAATAAAGAAGCCACCAGATATATACATGTATTGAGTTTGCGTCCAGTCGTTGTAGTCAAGCGACCATGCGCGACCGTGTCCTGGTTTGTCCCAGAGCGACCAATCCATTGGATTTCTGTCGCCATTTATTAGGTGCTGTGGGCAAGAGCAAATTTCCCAGTCTGTACCAAAGTTCTTGAACTCCTCATACCATCTCGCGTCAAACACGTGATAGTCGTGCATCAGTACAATATTTTCATACTTTGCATTTTGAACAAGAATATTTTTTTTGCGAGTAATCCATCGCGGTTTGACTGATTCGTCAAAATTAATCTTGACAATATCTCCACCATCTATTCCGGTTGAGTCGCCGCCGCCAACAAGCAAGATTTCGTACTCTGGTACTCCAAGGGTTCGGATGCTGTCGAGTATCTCGTTGAGTCTGTTCTTATCTTCGTATACGGTTATTACACCAAATGTCCAGGCGATATCCTGCATGGAAACACCTAGATTTTTTCTAGGATGACGCGCATTGTTGCATCCCAATCTTCGCCGCGCTTGTTCATCGTGAAATTTTGCAGCATTTCAAGATTGTGGCCAACCTCGTCTCTTCTGATATGGGTTCGACGTAATTCGTCTAAATGGTGAACCCAGTCGTCCGGAGTATACGCAACACGGCCAATTCCTTGGTCGGCAAGAATTTTGTACTCTGGAGAGTATGAGGAAATAAAAGGAACACCAGCAGCAGCATATTCAAGGCCTTTGATGAAAGATTTTGCATGGTTGAATGGAATGTTGTTTAGAGGCACCATGCCAATGTCTATCGGTTGAAATAGTCCTGGATACGACAAAATTGGAGCCAATGGGAGGGTTCTTGTTATGTTGTCGGGTATACCGAGTTGGCGGTTTGCTGATGGAGCTCCATTTGTTGTATGCCCAGAGTGATGAAAACCTATTCTTCTATCAACCAAGTATTTACCAAGAAATGATGAGAGCGTCTCTAGGTCACCAGAGCGCCATGGGGTAGCCCCAACCCACCCGAGTCTTAAGCGATGATTCGTTCTTGGTGTGCGTGGTTTCCATCTTTCTATGTCTATTCCATTCCTGACCATGAAAACATTTTCTCTTTTTGCTGCATAATAGTCAAACAGGAATGGAGTTGAAGTGATTACAGCGTCTGCCTGCATTATTATCTGCGCGTAAATATCTCTATTGTTATCGGGATTAGTCGTTGGGTCTGTGGCTTTGTATGCTTGATTTGTTGTGGCGAGTCCGTCAAACCAGTCATCGACGTCAACTACTATTTTCTGTCCCATTTTTTGCGCAAGGGGCATCGCTTCAAGCACTTCGCGTTGCATTAGAAGTTTGAAAACAATAATATCCCAACCATGGATAGCTTTGTCTCCAGGGACAACCATCCCAAACCCGCGTTGTGGGTTGAAGCCCGGAAAACCAACAGTGGCAAACCATCCATGTTTGTTCAGTTGGTCTGCGGGGAGCTTGCATCTGTACCAAGCACAACCATTGGGTTGCAGTGGGTCAGTACCCCAGGCCCAGTCTGATGTTAGGTAGCCAATTGTCGGCTTGCGTTTCTTTGGGGCCATTCGATAGACAATAGCATGTACCGCAAGGATTGTAGGACTAAATCATGTGTGGTAAATTAGATACACCTAAACAAATTGGAGAAAACATATGGGAACTTCCTTTATCAAAGACATTGCGGAAAGAGCAGCTAGAACATTCGTTCAGGCTTACCTTGGGGCATGGATTGCAACTGGAGCAGATTCTGACGGTCTCCTAAATCAGGACAACCTCAAAATCGGAGTTACGGCAGTTGCGCTTTCAATAGCCATGTCGATGGGTCTCAAAAAGGTCGGCCCAAACAAGGATTCAGCTTCGGCTATTTAGTGATATCTGCTCGTAGCAGACTGTTTCCTAATCTACAATCGTTATGGTTTCTGATTAGGAGAGCGCGCCCATGATTGCTGGTATCTACAACATAACCTGTGAGCAGGGTTCGTCGTTTTCGCGCATCCTGGAAATAGAGCAGCCAGACCTCGCAACCGACCCAACTGGTCAGACATACGAAGAATTTGACTTAACTGGTTACACCGCGAGAATGCAGGTACGAAGAACCATCGAGTCAGCATCTGCAATAGTCACCTTGACCACAGAGAACCTAGGGTTGGAAATAAATCCGGTTGGCGGCACTACAAATTTAATAGCGATGTCGATGTCTGCGTCGGTTACGGCATCTATAAATAGTAGTGGTGTCTATGACCTTGAAATCATTGACAACGGTGGCTTTGTGTCAAAGGTTATAAAAGGAGCATTTACGCTCATCCCAGAGGTTACTAGATGAGCAATGTCCCAAATCAGGTAAATATTCGCGAGGATACCCCAAATCAGGTAATCGTAAATCAAGATGCACAAAATCAGGTTGTTGTCAGGTTTGCTGGAGCCGGCTCCTCAAACACTAGACGCCATATTCACGAACAGGGGAGTGCTTCAACGACATGGGTAATAACCCATACGCTCGGAGGAAAGCCACAGGTAACCATTGTGGATTCTGCAGATACCCATGTATTTGGTGAGGTACAATACAATAGTAATACTCAGATTACGGTCATGTTTTCTTCGGCATTTTCTGGAAAAGCATATCTCACATAAGGTGGAGCAAAAATGGCGCAAAAATTTCTAACCAACATTGACCTCAATCGCAATCAGCTCATTAATTCTAGCTTTGAGGTGCTTGCAAGCGACCCATCGACAAACCTATTTGATGGACGGATGTACTTCAATAGCGCCGATGGTGTTATCAAGATTTATGACTTAACCGCTGCCGCATGGCGAAAGGTCGTTGCCGGGGTTGGCGAGGCCGCCGGTGTAATTGCGGGCGGTTCACACGCCACAGCACTCACCATTGTTGAGTCCAATGGACAAATCACGATTACTCCAAACCTTGCAACATCTGCAAGCGCTGGTTTGTTGTCCGCTTCAGACTTTTCGAAGCTGGCTGATGCCGCATCTGAAGCAACCGCAAACAAGCTTGTCATAAGAGATGGAAGCGGTCAAGCAAAGTTTGGTACACCAACTGACGATGCACATGCTGCTACCAAGGCTTATGTAGATGCTGCCCGCTCGGGCCTAGACGTCAAGCAGTCAGTTCGCGCTGCAACTACTACTGCTGTACTTCTTGCTTCTGGTCTAGAGAACGGCGACACGCTTGATGGCGTAACTCTTGCTACTGGGGACCGTGTTCTCGTAAAGAACCAGAGCACCCAGTCTGAAAACGGTATCTACGTTGTTCAGGCAACTGGCGCTGCGGTTCGTGCAACTGATTTTGATGGAACCGGCGAAGTGTCCGGTGGAGCGTTTACTTTTGTTGAAGAAGGTACCGCAAATGCAGACTCTGGCTGGGTTGTAACAAGCAACGGAGCCATCACTGTAGGCACAGATGCAATCGAATGGGTCCAGTTCTCTGGTGCTGGCCAAATCACTGCTGGTGACGGTCTCACAAAAACTGGAAATACGATTAATGCTGTTGGAACAGCGGGTCGTATATCTGTTTCTTCGGATGCCATTGACATCGATTCTACGTACATTGGTCAAAACACCATCACAACCCTTGGAACAATCACTACTGGTGTTTGGAACGGTACAGATGTTGCTGTCGCAGACGGTGGTACTGGTGCGTCAGATGCAGCAAGTGCTCGCACAAACCTTGGTATTAAAACGTCTGCAGGAACTGCGAATACTACTACTCCAGCTCTTGCTCGCATCGCAAGCAAAGGCTGTGCAGCTAGCGCTGGTGGAACCTCCACAACCCAGGTTGACCACATGTTCAACTCAACGAACGTTATTGTTCAGATTTTTGAAGTATCAGGTGGTGCTACGGTAATTGGTGACGTTGCTCGCACGAACGCCGACACGGTAACAGTTACTCTTCTTGGAACAATTACAGCAGGTGACTACACTATCGTAGTAACGGGTTAAGTTTTAAAAACAAATTAGTCCTGAGGGGCTAATCGAACAAAACGGAAGCGATTGAGGTCGTGGCTCAAAAATTTATAACCCCAATTGCCATTAAGCAGCTGTCATCCGCTGGCTCTGATGGGTTGACAATTTTTGTAGACCAGGAAACTTTCGCAAGACTTCAAATACAGGGTGGCGGTCGTCTCGTCTGGGGCGACGGAACTGGTGGTGGAGATGTAAACCTCTACCGAGACGAAGCAAATGTTCTCAAGACTGACGACACATTTAAAGTCCCCGTACTTTTCATTGACGGGATAGAAGTCGATACAACTGGTGCGACAAGCGACCAAGTACTCAAATACAACGGAACCAAGTTTGTTCCAGGAACAGCATCCACTGTTGCATCTCTTGATGACCTGACAGATGTGACAATAACAAGCGTTGCGACCAATCAAGTGTTGCAATGGAACGGAACTGCATGGGTTAACGCCAGCGCAGCTGGTGGAGCAACAATCTCTGAAACTGCTCCAGGTTCCCCTGCTGTTGGCCAGATTTGGTTTGAGTCCGATACCGCACAAACATTTGTTTACTACGATTCGCAGTGGATTGAAATTGGTGGTTCTGGTCCGCAAGGTATTCAGGGTCCGACTGGTGCCACAGGTCCAACTGGCTCTACAGGTCCAACTGGTGCTGGAGTTACGGGAGTTACGGGTGTAACAGGAGTAACAGGAGTAACCGGAGTTGATGGGCCTACGGGTCCAACTGGTGCTGGAGTTACTGGAGTAACAGGCGTTACAGGCGTAACAGGAGTAACCGGAGTTGATGGGCCTACGGGTCCAACTGGTGCTGGAGTTACTGGAGTTACGGGCGTCACTGGAGTTACGGGTGTAAATGGCGTAACTGGTGCAACTGGGGTTACCGGAGTTACGGGGGCAACTGGAGTTACGGGTGTTACGGGAGTTACTGGCGCCGAAGGAGTTACTGGTGCAACGGGAGCAACAGGCCCCACTGGAGCAACAGGTGTTACAGGACCGCGTGGACAATCTTCTTCATACTTTGATTACAAAGCAAAAACTGATTCAACAAGCGGCGACCCAGGCAGCACCTATCTGCTTTGGAACAATGCTACACAAACAAGTGCAACACAAATCAATGTGGACGACATTGATAAAGACGGACTTGATATACACATATTTTTAAACAATGTCCAGCCTGGCGACGAATTGTTTATCCAAGATGCGAATGACTCCACCAACTATCAAGAATGGTCGGTCACTAGCGTCACCGACCAAACGACACATGTTGAATACGGCGTTACATTGGTTACTTCTAGCGGAACGGGCACCACAAACTTTAGTAACAACCATGAAGTATTGCTCATCATTCGTGACATTGG